TTATTAACTATTGATGATTATAATGCTTGCGAAATAAATATGGTATCGGTAGAAGCATTATTACTTCTTTTGGTTGATTTTGATATTAAACCTACAGCAAAGAGACTGACGGAGGAACTCAGACATAAAATTGTTCGTATATTTTTGGGAAATTTCTGGACACATGGGGTTGCGGTTAAAAATTATACATTATCAGAAATGAACAGAAATGTTGTTACAGAAGAAGCTACGATCATGGTTTTTGAAGATGGCGCAACCCATAAAGAAATTCTATACAGTGTTCAGCCAATAGGGCCTAAGGATGAATTACTCTTGAATGACTATGGAAGACTTGCTCTTAATTAATCAAGTATAAAGGAGAAACTATGAAATTAAGAATTAATGCGAATGCAGAATCAGAACTTAAGATTATTGATAGTGCTGAAGCTATCAGAATAGAAAATGGTTTAGTAGTAGAAGAAATAACGATACATTTTTACGAAGACATAGATGCTCTTAAAAACTTCTTTATGAATACCCCCGTTGTAAGTATCCAAATTTATTCAGACACCGATTTACTTCTTTTGACCACAAATAAGTATAATGAAATTCAAATAATAAATAGTATGCTTTCGGAAAAGGAATCTAGTGTTTATGCTATAATTAGAAAAATTTAACGCAATGTTATCTGAAAGTGGGTGGGCTATGGATAACTTCATACCAGGTTATATACCGTCGCCGCCAGATGAGCGGGATTACTCCCTGGATAAGGCGATGTCATACCAGGCTCTGCCACTCTTTAGTGGTAGGGTCTGGACGGCTCCAGTTATTAACCAAGGAGCATTTGGTTGCTGTGTAGCTGCAGCGTTATCCAGTATCGTTCAAGCAGCTGAATTCAAACAACGAAATTTGGCTATCCCTATGTCTGTTAAGTACATCTATGGTAATCGTGCGTCAAATGATATTCAGTCTGAAGGTATGATGCCCCGAGAAGCCTTACAGATGCTTTCAAGGTTTGGTGTGCCAAGAGAAGTATTGCTTCCAGGACTCTCTAACTATCCAGATGCCAAAGCAAGTATCACTAATGTTCTTGAAGGTGAAGGAATTCCAAACCGTATCAGGGGCTATGTACGTCTCAAGTCCTTACAAGACATATCAGACTATTTGTCTTTACTTGGTCTTCCTGTTTTGTTCTGTACACAACTCACAGAGTCATTCATGACCACTGGGTCAAATGGTGTAATACCTTCTCCGTCCGGTGCAGTTGTGGGTGGCCATGCCATGCAATGTGTAGGGATTCAAAATGGAAGTTTCATTCTGCAGAATTCCTGGGGTACAGAGTGGGGAGACAAAGGATTCGGGTATCTTAATGAGTCTGATAATTTTAATATTGAGGCCTGGGGAGTTATCCCAGAAGGGATTGATACTCTTATTAATCGTCCGCAAGTGATTATGCTCACGATTGGCTCCACGACTATGATGGTAGACGTTACACCAGTTATATTAGATTCTCCACCAGTTATTATCAACCAAAGAACTATGGTACCGTTACGTGCTATATCTGAAGCCTTGAAAGTCAAAGTAGATTTTTATGGCCAACCGAATGGACGACATATAATTGTACTCAGGTCTGGAGGGGAACAAGACACGATAGGAGGATAATATGCAAAGTGTTTATCCAATTGATTTGACAGATATTGTAACTGCTGCACAACTTAGTATAGAACATGCAATGGCACCGCATGCTCCAGTCGATGCACAAAAGAATGTACCTATTACGAAGGCTGCGATCGAGTCAGTATTAAATGGAGAAATTACTTCGCATACTCATCCCGAAACTACGCCATTGCCAATCATTACAACATGGGTGCCAGACTTATATCTTGACCGTCCACCAGCAGGTTTTGCACCTTGTATTGCAGATGATAAGACAGATAATAGCGCTGCATTTCTGGCACTTGCAAATGAAGCAACAAAACGCCATTGTCATCTTGTTTTACCTTATGGTAAAACTCAAGTTAATAAATTTGATCTTACCGGTCGCAAAGGGGTTGTGCTCAAGGGGTCTGGTTCAAAAGTTTGTATATTAAAACAAACACCAAAACAGGAATCGGATTTGGCTTTTTTGAGTGTAATAAAAGATGTAAATGGTAAGGTTATAGATTGGCATGCCGATTGTTGTGGACTTTCCGATATTGGGCTTGAAGGAAACTATGGCCAAATTGGAATGTTCTCTCTCCTTAAGATCGCAGGCGTTAATGGTTGTACAAAATTTGAAAATCTATATCTATATAACGGTGGACATGGTATTACTTTTGACAATCAAAGTTATTGTTGGATCTATAATATCCACAATATTTGGATAAATCAGATGCGAGGCCGTGGTATCAATGGAGTTGGTACCGACAACAGTTTACACACAATTGATATTTCTGGAACTCAAGACGATTGTGTGTACGCATCTGGGGCTAATTGTCGGCTCTTCAATTTCAAAATCATGGGGAGCAAGACAAAATCTGGTTTGCGTGTGAAGGGGAGCCGACTAACTATTTTTGGGTTTGATTGTCAGGAATCCTTCGACGATGGTGTAGTGTTTGAGGACGGCTACGATTGTACGATTACTGGTCTTAATTGCGACAATAACGGAATAAATTATCCGTTGGGGTCGCCGTGGCAAGTAAGAACACCACGGGTCAGCTATGGAGTGAATATCAAGTCCGGAGAACATTGTACCGTTACCGATTACAACTTTTCAAACAGAAACAGTACATTCCTTCCTGGTATTGCGGGTGTTTATATTAGTTCATCCGCACAGCATTACAGAGTTAGAATGAACGATGAAAGGAATCCGTATGGAATCTCTGTTAATAATTCATTAACCTCTATTATAGAAAGAAATTGAGGTTGATGCACAGGAGGTCACTAAATGAGCGAAGCGATAGATTGGTTAGAACGTCGAAGTGGGATCGAACGCCGAAGTGAGAGGGACATAAGAATGGCTGAACCATGCGTGCATGAAAGAGATTGGGCCAGACTTGAACAAACCATAGAACGCCATGAAATCGAATTAAAAACAATCAGTACCGTGGGCGCCGAGACAAAGGTTTATATGAAACAAGTTCTAGACACTCAAGGAGAAATGAAAGATACATTACGAGGTGTTCTAGAAAAGTTGAATTCAGTCCTTACTCCTCACTTACCGGCATCCGAAGGACAACCACTTCTCCAAAAATTGTTTCCACAATTGCTTGACTTACTTAAATGGGCCATTATCATTATCGGAACACTTGTTGGTGTCGGAGAGTTTATGAAATAAAATATATCGTGAAGGGAGACCACCATGAAGACCGGTTATGGTTTGGCCACACATGCTAGAATGGCACTGGCGGAGCATTGGGCATATACATTAGGATCATATGGAAAAATTCTTACAATACCGTTTCTCGAGGAGATTCTCAAAAGATTACCAGAGGTAGTCCAGCATAAAGAATTTATATTAGCAAATAATATTGGAAGACGGTCTGTGGATTGCGTTGGACTTATAAAGTCATATTTATGGTGGAATAAAGGAGCAATTAATTATGACGCGAAGACCGATATTAACGCAGATATGGCCTTCGCTAACGCAGAGACTAAGGGCCTCCTTACAACAATTCCCGAAAGACCTGGTATCTGTGTTTACCGTGTTGGCCACATTGGCGTATATGACGGTAAAGATTGGGTAATTGAGTCAAAAGGTACTATATACGGTGTAGTGCGTACACCTCTTGTAGGAACAGGAGCCAATACATGGACAAATTGGCTTGAGTTTCCTGGTATCAGTTATTCTACATGGGAACAGGTTCTACGTACAACTGTAGACGATCCGGATAGATGGGTTAAGGCTATTAATTCTAGTATAGCCGTTGCTAAAGCGGATGGAAATATTGGCGACTTGGAGATATTGAAGTACCTTCCAGATTTAATTATAAAATTATATTCTCTATGAAGGAGATAAAATGCCAAAAAAACTTACTCTTGAATGGCTACGTGCTGCTTTAATCCGAGCCGCTAAGACCGTTGCGCAGACAGCTTTAGGTATGCTTACTGTTGGTGCTGCATTTGAAGATATTCAGTGGGTTAAAATAGTTTCTGTAGCTCTTGTAGCGGGTATCATTTCAATGTTAACTAGTGTAGCAGTTAATCTGCCAGAGGTTGGATCAGAGGGTACTCTTCTGATTACTCCTGAAAAAGGTACGTATCAAGTAGCTTTGGACAACCCAGTTGCGACGATTTCAAAAGGAAAGCCTATTCGAATTACTGTCGATTCACACGCCAAATTGTAATACTTCAAAATGGGAGGGCTACAGCGATGTGGCTCTCCCTAAATTTTCCCGCGGATGAAATTTTGAAAATGTAAATAAAACACTGGCTCTAATTTTTTCGTAATAAAAACCTATCCTATAATGAAATAGATTTTGAAAGGAGAAATAAGATGAATAAATATGTTAAGTTATTGTCTAAAAGGAATGAGGCACTAGAGTACTATGAGTTGGATAAAACTCACCGTAGTATGACAGATCCTGAACTGGTAGATAGTAAGAATGCATATGAAAAAGCGGAAAAAGCTCTTCAAAAGTACATTTCACAGTATAGGAAAAAGATAGCAAAAAAGTTGCTTGAAGGATTCCCGAGTAAGAGAATTAAACGGGATTACAAAGAGGCTGAATAAGCTTCTTTTTCCTTTTTTCGTAATAAAAACCTATCCTATAATGAAATAAATCTTTATAGGAGGGTAATATGAAAAGAATAGAGATGGCATTGAAATATTGGTGGTTGGTTTTACTATGGATTATAGTCGGTTGTGCACTCGCAAGAAACAGCATTATGGATTATACAGTTATGGAAAGGTTGCCGATGTTCGTGGTTGGTCTACTATTACATATCATAACCGGAATTATAGGATTTAAAGAAAGTGAAAGGATTGAGGCGTAACAACCTCTTTTCTTTTGCAGATAAAACTTCTCCTATAATGAAATAATATTTATAGGAGGTTGTTATGGAAAGTTATATTTTGGCGTTAATATCGTTCATACTTGGATTTGTATCTGGTACAGTTGTGAGAAGAATGATATTAATAAATCGAAGAAGAAGGACACAGGCAGCCATTTACAATTTATTGTGGGGAAAGAAAGGTTAAGGGCTGAAAAGCTCTTACCCTTTCTTTTCCTAAAATTTCCCCGGATGAGAAAATTGGAAAAAGTGCGCAAAGTTCTTATGCTCTAATTTTTCGCAATAAAAACTACTTCTATAATGAAATAAAATTTATAGGAGGTATTTATGTTATTTGAAAACGTATTGGTAAAGGGAGTCCATGCATCAAGATACATTATGAGTTGGATAAGAGTGGGAGGAGAAATTCACCGTATAGCTGGACATAGTGACTTTAGCGATTGGCTAAAGTCGTTAGGTTTGACGGACGAGGAATGCGACACCTTAATTCATCTTGCGACTAATGGTCGAATGGAGCTTGAGATGTCAGCGAAAGAGTATTTGAGAACACTGAAAACCCTTAAATAATTTATATGAAATTAGAGGATTAACGTCCTCTTCTTTTTCTCGCAACTTTTTCACACCCTATAATGAAGGATAATGAGATAACACATCATTATATTTTTTTGTGAAAGGAGAATTCTATGAACTTTGAAGATTTGAAGAAAGACCTGGAAACTAAGGCGACAACGGACCTCAAAGCGATGGAGAAGAAAATGTATAACTTAGAAAGGGAGGTTGAACTGAGACGAAAAGATTGCAACCAGTTAAGGGAAAAAAATGCTGAACTATTAAATGAAATTAAACATGCTCCTCCAGCCACCATTATTCCTGAAGACGATAAAGTTGCCGAAATAATTCGTTTCTTGTCAAGACGCTGTATGGCTATAACAAAAGGTACATTATGTGGTTTTTGTTCGGTCCAAGATTACTGTAGGGTAGAGTCAGTACAGAAACTAAGAATTTTGTTAGACAAACTAGGAATGCCTGGCGCACATAATCTTTAAAGGAGATGCTACATATGAATGATTTTTTGGTTTGGATACTAGTCGCTGCAATGTTGGTTATTATTACACAGACATTAAGTAGTTGGGAATATCGTAGAAAATACAAGCAAGTTTTGATAGTTAATAGCCAACTAAATAGAGCGTTAAGAATTTCACAAAACAAGATATTAGACTCAGAACAAGAAAGAAAATGGCTTGGTAAACAAATTGAACTTCTTATAAATACTAATCCAAATATTGATATGTTTAAACAATCACTTGAGGAGGAGTTACTGTGAAACTCTTAATGTCTAGTCGAAAAACAATAACTGGATGTTTAATTCATTTAGTTCACCGAGTAAATTTTTACAATGGTACAAGATGCGGAGCAGAAATTTCTAAACCTGTATATTTTGACGGGGATGAATCTTTGATAACTTGTTCTAGATGCGGTAATCCTGATATAGAAAAGAAACCAACTAAACCACGTATTAGAAGGAGGAAGGAAGCATGTCAAAAAGCTCGTTTATATTTGAAAACCCAAGGATTCTCATTTTAGAACGTCGTCTTGAAGAATTATCAGATTATATTAACAGATGTAACAATACGAAAAGTGAGGTCCCCGACCAAATAAAACGTGAAATTAGTCATAATCTAAAAGCATATTCTTTAGAGATGAAGAATATTGCGGACATGTTTGATTCTTGGATTAAACCTACGACTATGGTTATATGCACTTCAGCCGATGAAGAAAATTGGCTTAAACAGTTATTTGGAAGCAATTTAGACTTATTACTTGAGAGGAGATAAATTATGAGAAACAGTGGCGAGACAAAGAATGAGTGGATTCTGAGGGAATTGAATGCTGTTAAAGAAAAGTATAAGAATAAGAAATACGACACTTTTGAAGTTAATGTATCTCTTATGGCAGCAGACTGCATCGATGTTATCAACGATTTAGAACGGGAAATTCAGATTTTACAATTAGAAATATCTAAAAAAGATGATCCAACAATTACATTAGAGAAATTAAGAGCTGACCTAAGAGGTGATATCTGTGAATAATATACAAAAAGGTTTACAAACCTTTGGAGGTATGATTACCAAAAATAGTCCGTATATTCTAACTGGCCTAGGGTGTGGTGGAGTTTTTGGAACTGCACTCCTAACAGGTCATTCTACGTTGAAAGCGTATACGCTTATCAGCGAAGAAGAACTTTATCGAAAAGAAGAACTCTCATTCCTTGAAAAAATAAAACTTACTTGGAAATGCTTTGTCCCTCCAATTCTCTTAGGCGCTACAACCATATCTTGTATTGTTGGTGCTCAAACCATTAATGCAGGTCGTACTGCAGCCCTTGCAGCCTTATATTCTCTGAGTGAGACTGCTTTTAGAGAGTATAAGGATAAGGTTATAGAAGAGATTGGGAAAGGTAAGGAGCTTAAGATTCGTGATAGTGTAGCAAAGGACCGAATTGCAAACAGTCCTGTGGGGGACAGGACAATCATCATTACTGGGCATGGTGATGTACTTTGTCATGATAAACTCTCTGATAGATATTTTAGAAGTTCAGTAGAAAAGATTAGACAGCAAGTAGTCGAACTAGATTATGATCTAATGAAGGAAAGATGGTTGGTATTAAATGACTTATATTATGCTATAGGTTTGGACCCTTGTGTACTTGGTGAACAATCAGGTTTTGATGTAGACAAGGGTTTAATCCAGATAGAATATAGCAGTCAACTTACTCCGGAAGGACAGCCATGTCTTGCTATTAGTGCGCAAGTATATCCTAATCCTAATTATATGCGTTAGGAGGAATTATATTTCAATATCAGGATGAAAAACAGAGAATCAAAGATACACTTATTCGCGCTATGCGAATGGAAAATCTTAACGTCCAAACATTGGCGGAACGAGCAAATCTTGCTCCAATAACTATCCATCATATTCTTGATTCAGAATACCAATTTTTTCCTAGTGTTATAACATTATTAAAATTATCTGAGGTACTAGATATTTCAGTGGTTGAGTTCTTTTATCTTGAAGAAGATAATTATCTAGCATGAATCGGAGAAAAAACCTAGACTATAATAGAAAGGGGGAGGTTATATGAAGATTAACTTTCCGAAGAGCGAAAGGTCAGAAATCAAAGCGGCGCGTAGGATAGTCAGAAAAGAGATGTGTGCGAAAGGAGTTGCAAAGGAGGATTGGGACGAACTTAATAAACGAGATCAGGTATACACAAATATATTGAAACCAACATGGGTTGTATCACCAGATGTTGTAGTAGAAAGTAGTGTCAAAATACTACTAACAGCGGCGGTCGTTACACTTGAAAATGTGGTGATGCCAACACGAAGCAAGATATTCAGCTTTTTGAAGCTCTAAAGAGGTAGGGTCGAAGGACCCTTCCCCTTTTTTTAATGTGAAGGGAGTCATATGAAAATAACTGATATTCTAATCACAACTTTGTTAAAACATGGGGCCTTCGGGGAAATGAAGGGATTTAGAACAGAAGTTCTTATTCCCGGAGCAACTAAGGACGACGAACCTGTAAAGATTATCATCACTGCGGATGCACTCCAAATCCGCATGGATAAGGGGGACTAAAATGGATATTTCTACAGAATCCTTACCCTACCTTGTTGTATGGTTTGTATGTGTTATTATATTCGCTGTATTATTAATAAGGTCTCGGCCTCCAACCTCTATGCCTATAAAAGAAAAGACTGCATATACAACGAGACTTCTAATGAACCTTACGCCAATTGCTTTGATCCTCATCACTGATGCAGAGATCCAATTTGGCGAAAAGACAGGACCGTTTAAAAGGTCTTATGTTATCGACCAATTATATATCAGGGTACCGGATGAGTATAAAAAGTACATCACGTACGATAACCTTGATGCGGTTATCTGTACGGCTTTACCAAAAGCAGAGGCCCTTTGGGCTGACAATCCACCATTCATGAATCGCACTTAAATCCCACTATATAATGAAGTAAACTTTGAAAGGAGAAATAGTATGAAAAAACTGGAAATGGTAAAGGGAGGAATTGGTGTTCTTGTTACAATGGGCGTGTCTACATTGGTGACCGGTGCACTGATATTGATTACCCCCAACAAGCTCGGCGCTATTAAAAAGATAGCAGTTGGGGTTGCGGGGTTAGCGATATCATGCATGGCCGTAGAAGCGGTCACGACCTATGTTGAAAAGCAGATCGATCAACTCGTGGAACAGTTCAAGGATATTTTCAAAAAGAAACCAGTAGAAGTAACTATCGAGGTGGAAGGGGTCTAAGCGAAAGCTTAGTCCCTTTCCTTTTCATATAAAACATATCCTATAATGAAAGGAAGGTGTTTTAAATGAGAAAAAGGACAGAATGGTTATTAGCATTGGGTGTTGTAGTAGTGGCATTTGCGATTGCATCGTTTCAAGAGAAACGAGAGCTGGAGGAAGAGGTTAAAAAATACACAAGCCGGCTATATCGTTTAGTACCAGATTTGGCATATGAAAAATACCACAAACAATAGTGAAAAAAGGGAAGAGGCGTAGTTGCCTCTTCTTTTTCTCAGTGTACTCTCTCAATTAAAACATGTCCTATAATGAGAGAGTACGCTAAATATATGGAGTAATGGTAACTCGCTGAGCGATCAGAGACGTTGGTTTAAAGCCACTAATCGTATTCTTTCATTTTAAATTTTTTGAAGAAAGGAGAAAACCATGAAAGTAATCGTTGCTGAAATGCTTAGACATCCTTTCGCGACCGTAATGATCATTGGTTCTATTGGGGCATTAATTGCTAATATTATTGCCGCAAGCAAAGGAATTCCAGGTACACCAGTTGTAAGTATTACTTCAAACAAGTAGAACATTTGTTTTATATTTTAGGAAAGGAGAGCGGCTCCATGTTGTTAACCCCAATGCTCGGAGAGAACTTGAAAAACTATCCAATGTCTATATTAGACAATAAACTTTGGCGCATGTCCGAAAAAATTGATGGAGTTCGTAGACTATTTTATAAGTCTACGACGGGTGATGTGACGGCATGGAGTCGTACAAATCACGAGGATATCTGGTTAACGCATATTCATGATTTTCTAGGCGCTTCTTGGTTTCCATCAGACACTGTCTATGACTGCGAGTTGGTGGATAGAGAGTTATATTTCAAACACGTACCCTCATTCGTCTTAAGGTCAGCTACGAACGCCAAAGCATCACAACAGTTCCCCGACAACAAGAACGATTTGATGGCTATCTGTTTTGATATTTTTCATCCTGAAGGAGATCTTCGACGAGGTAGAGAAAGGGACGCAGAGTTATATTCTATGTTCAACAATCTACCATTTTCAGCAAACAAGGAAGAACCAATTGTTAGAGTTCCAGTGTTTGGGAATGTCTTCGGTGCAGATGTCGAGACTATCAAAAAAATAATGGACGAAGTGACTTCTAGGAATGGCGAAGGGTTAATGTTGATGGACATGGACTCTATTTATATTCCGGGTCGGAGTGCAGCCTTACTAAAAGTAAAGAGGATGCAGGAATTCATTGGAGTAGTTATTGACTTCGAAATGGGAAGACCAGGCAGCAAGATAGAAGGAATGGTCGCTGCAGTTGTTTGCAGGGTCCATGGATGTACTATACCTGTAAGGGTTGGGAGCGGATTCAATAACGCTGAGAGAATTGCAATGGTATATGATTCACCAATTGGTAAAGAGATTGAGATTGATGCCTTCTCATATTCTCAGGATAAAAGAGGTTCAGTCTCTTTGAATTTACCGATATTTAAACAATTTGTAAGGAGGTAATAAATTGGACGAGAGAAAATTGACACGGGGATTAGATGACATAGCACCTAATAATTCTAATAGAGCTCGAGAGGCAATTAATCCTAATTCGGCGAAAAAGGTGGAAGAAAGAAAGAAACTAGAACCAATCGTAAAAGGGCCTGCGATAAAGCAAAAGCCGACGTTTTTAGATAAGTTTAAGACGTCTTTCCTCGGGGAAGGTGGAAACATCGGAGAATTTATCATGTATGATATTCTAGTCCCAGCATTCAGGTCTACCATATCCGATATGGGGTTCGGACTCATTGAAATGTTCTTTGGAACAGGTCGAGGTGGTCGAGGAAGAGAGCACAATAGTAGGATTATTAGGGACAGAGGACGATCTTATATTGATTACAACTCAGACCGAGAAAGAGATAGAGACCGTGGACGAAATAGGGATGACCGTAGAGACCTTGACCGAAGCGACAGAGCAAGACATGATTTTAGTAATGTTATATTTACAAATCGCGATGAGGCTGAAGAGGTACTTCGTCGTTTGGTAGACATCATTCAAGCGTACGACGAAGTCACTGTTGCGGCCTTCTATGAACTCTCAAACATAGAGTCCGAGCATACGGATGGTCGGTATGGTTGGACAAGTCTCAGAGATGCGTATACCGACCGTGTGCGTAATGGGTATATTATCCGGTTCCCACAGACTCGTCCTTTGTAATGACATGGGTTTGGCACAACAAATGCCACGATAGTAAAGTCCTCCGTAGAGGAGGAGCCCCTTTTAAAATTGAAAGGTAAATATGAATGTTAGCCAAATGCGAGAAGAAGTGAAATCAGCATACCTTGGGCCAAGTTGGAAATCCAAGGTAACCAAGATGAAAGACGATCAAATTATTGCTCTATACCACACCCTTGTTCGATATGGTAAAATTATAGGATCTTCGTAAAAGGAGGGCGTATGCGGATATCGAAGACTCCAACCGCTGTAACACCAAGATACACTGACAATGGAGGCGCAGGAATGGACCTCTATGTCGATACGGCTTTTGAATTTGAACTTCAACCAGGAGAGATATATCAATTACCAACTGGAGTCAGGGTAGAGGTACCCAGGAATTATTTTGGAGCTATCTATCCTCAACCCAATCTACATAAGAAAGGTTTAAACCTTATAGGTGTTGGAATTCTAAATAGTTCAGACCGTGGAGAGATTGTATTAGCTATTAAGAATGTCTTTTCAGATGTTATCCGTATAAATGGGCAATGGGGTCTTAGGACTCCGTTGGCGCAATTAGTTATCCAGCCTTATCGATTTGAGAAAATTGAAGTTGCCGAGAATGGTTTCGGAAGACAAATTATAACCGAAGTAGTCGAAGAAAGTGAATAACGCAAGAAAAACTAACCCTATAATGAAATAAAATAAAAAAGATTAAGGAAAAGAATAATGATTAAGCACACGCCGGGTGCACTAAGAAACCGTTCGAATCGGTATAATTACGGAAGCATTTCTCTTCCTCAATCTTTTCTCGTCCTATAATGAAATAAATAAAAGGAGGACGAGTTATGATTATGTTATTGGTCATGGTTGTTGTCTTGGGAGCGATATGTTATGTATTGTGTAAACTAGTATCCATCCTCGTGGGTGTGACATTTGTTCTAGCAAGTATGAGGTTTCTAATCAGGATGGCAAAGGAGGTCTTTAAGTGAGAGCTGCGGCTCTCCTTTTTCGCACTAAAATCATGGTCTATAATGAAATTATATTCTAAAGGAGGATACTATGGATCAAGATTTGAAATGCGAAATTATCATGCTTGTCCGTGAAATTAGACAAGCGGAGGAAAAACTGAAAGATTTCGAAAGACAAATTTCAGAATGGTTCACTGCAGATAATGATAAGGCGAACATAATGTTGAAAATTGAAGCACTTAAAGAAAGGATTAACCGAAAAATCAAACTTATAGAAATAATTCAAAAGACTGGGATTTAAGCGAAAGCTTAGTCCCTTTCTTTCGCAATCTTTTCTCATCCTATAATGAAATAAATTCGTGAAAGGAGATTTGTTATGTTTGAATCAATCGGATGTTGGTTTAATACTAAAAGAAAAGCTTGCTACGCAAACGATTCAGTTCTTAGTTACTTTGAGGCCTTTGGCCTTGGAGCTCTTGAGGGCTTTTTGGAAGCGTCGCTCGTAGTCGGAGTTGTTATGTCAGCAACAGGTATTGGGTTGAAAATTGCAAAAGTATTTACGAAATAGTTCAAAAAGAGTGTTATGAGAAATCATAGCACTCTTTTAAACGCAATATTTTCTTCTCCTATAATGAAATAAACTTTAAGGAGGAGAAAAAGATGAAGAAATTCGAATTTGGCATGTTTGCACTATGCGTATTGATAGGTGGATATTTTGGTTCTGTATTTGGAACTGCGATAGCCATTGCCGTATGCATGACTGTAAGCGGAATAGTCGAAGAACTTCGGAAGGATAAGAGTCCGAAAGTTAATGAAAAAAAGGAGGTAAAAGCACATGCTTGAGTTAGTTATTGTTATAGGTATTATGTACCTTATCTATGAAAGGATAAGGCAAAATAGGAACCTAAGGTGACAACTAGAGGTGGCAAACTTTGCCTCCTCTTTTTACATCGCAACAATAACCACCCCTATAATGAAATAATATATTTGAAAGGAGATTTATATGAAGATTGATATCATATCCCTAATTATAGGCGCAGTACTTGGAGGTGCTGCAGTTATATTTAGGGCGACAGTCAGTGTTGCAAAAGATCGAATTAAAAAGGAATAAAGAAAAGGATTGAGGTTTAATAAGCCTCTTTCTTTATCGCAACAATAACCACCCCTATAATGAAATAATATTTAAGGAGGACTAAAAAATGGACGAGAACGAAGAAATGATTTTGGAAGTGGAAACGACAACGAAGGTTAACAAACCGAAGTGGTCACTGAAGAAGAAGTTGATTGTAATTGGCGCAGGTCTGGTAACCTTGGCAATTGGAGCAGTAGCTCTAGTTTACAAGAACAAACCAGGAGTGGTTGCTGATGAAGTCACAGAAGACTGCAATGACGAAGAGGAAGAAGTCATCAACGAAGAAACTGTAGAAGAGATTGTCGAAACTGTTACGGAGTAATTTATGAATCCTAGATATGGAAGAAAGAGACTTATTGGAAACAATGAGTCTTCTTTTTGTCGCGGTAAAATATTAAGGAGGGAATTATCATGAATCTCAAGGCTGTTGTAGGTCACATCGTCTATACACTTAAAAAGTTCTCACCGGAGATTCTCCTTGGAGTGGGGCTGACAGGTGTTGCTGGAGGTACAGTTTTAGCGTGTATGGCCACTCTGAAAGCAGACAAAATTATCGCCGAAGCAAATGAGAAAAATAGTCGGATACAAGATTGTGTTCTTCTTCGTGAAACCTCGGAAGTCGATTATACTGTAGCAGATGAGAATTTGGACCGTCGTGTTGTTCTACTCACAACCATTGGTAAGTTCATTCGCCTTTATGGTCCTTCAGTGACCCTTATGGCAGTGTCCATCGCCTGTATCCTCAGTTCCTATCGCATCATAAAAACAAGAAACGTCGCTCTTATGGCGGCATACAAGCTTATTGAGGAAGCCTTCTCGACCTATCGCCGGAGGGTAGTCGCTGAGTTGGGTGACGAGGCTGATAGTAGGTTTCTGTATGGAGAACAAGAAATTGAGCCTAAAGTAACTCGTAAGTTTACTGACAAAGAAGGCAACGAGCATGATTTAACTTTAGTTGGGTATAACCTTAGTGGGTTTGCTCGAGCTTTTGAAGCTGAAAAGCCTGATCAGTATGGTAGTTGGACAGGTTCTACTCAATGGAGCAAAGTCCATGAGTACAATGTAAGTTTTCTAGAAGCAAAAGAACGTCATTTTAGTAACATGCTATTTGTCAAGGGCTCCGTGGTAATGAACGATGTATACTCTGAACTTGGCTTTGCGTTAACCGAAGCTGGACGGATTTGTGGATGGAAATACAAGTCAGACCGCGGAGACGGTTATATCTCCTTTAGACCTCATGGTATTGATGGGAACTGGGTGTATGGTCAGGATGGACAGTCTGTCATACTCGATTTCAATGTTGATGGAGTAATCTTCGACCAGCAGGTTGCTCGTAAAGAAATGAAGTAGTAAGTATGAAGGTGGAGGGCCCTGGCCAGGTCCTCTGCCTTTTATATTTGAGAAAGGATATATTATGTTTGGTATTACTGTATTAAAAGACAGTGGAGCACGTTCTGAGTTTCCAAGTGGAGCAGTTCGTGATATTCAAGAGGGTAAGGGTCGGTGTGATTTATTGCCTTTAGATGTTGTGGGCGACATAATCAATTCAATTGAACTTAAACATATTGAGAAGTTTAAAGAGACCAAAGATATTAATTTTCTCTTTTATGTTATACGAGAGTTCTGTGAAGTAATAGATACCGATATTTATACCTTAATGCTTGAGGTTAGTAAACACTTTGAGAGCGGTGCCGTCAAATATGGCGAAAATAATTGGAAAAAGGGCATTGATCTCCATTGTTATCTAAGTTCTGGCGTGCGTCACTTCTTAGAATTTAAACGTGGAGATACAGATGAACCACACGATAGGGCATTTGTCTGGAATATACTTTGTGCAATCTGGACATATATACATAAACCCGAATTAGATGATATCGAAATCGCTTCGGCGGATAAGGAGAAGTAAAATGGTTACAACAACGCCTAGTTTTCAGGATGAAGTTCAACATATAGGTGGGACAATGGGGACCGTAATAGCTACGTATAAAATAGATGATATTGATTATCTTGACGTACGTATCGGTGAGCATATATTATGGAAGACACTGGCAAAAAAATGGGAGGTTATCAGGACGTTAGAAGAAATTGAAGGTATTTCAGATGACTAATATCTTCCGTCCACCGGAATCATTACGACCTGATACGGAAAGAACCTTAGTCCTTGTGGACTGGGCAAACTTGATGTATCGAGCATGGTTTTCCTCTCGGGAAGAACCTTGGCTAGCTTACTGTAAATTCTTTGATATGCTTCGACTATGTATACATAAGTCTAAACAACTAAATGTGCCAATGAACATTATATTCTGTGGAGAAAGTCGGACTAAACTAAAGAGAACAGAACTCTTTTCAGAGTATAAAAGTACCCGTAAACATTCGGCAAATGAAGAGTTTGCCATATTTAGAAAGGTACTTGAAAGGTACATCGAACATCTTGGATATAAGTTATTAAGGATAGATGGGGCAGAGGCAGATGACATCATTGCAAGCATTACGGCGAGTGTTTGCCATAGATGTTACTGCTTACACCCCTGCGAGAACTGTACTCATGCTCTAGAACACACCACCGATGTCGTGATATTCTCTGGAGACAGAGACTTACAACAGCTCTTAGCCTGGGAGAGAGTATTGATATATCGTGCCCCAGGGTTATTTGTTGATGTAGCGGCATTTGAAGAGGAGTTCGGTATCCCTGTTGCAAAGTACACCATATTCAAAGCCTTAATAGGGGATAAGTCAGATAATATCCTAGGTGTCGAGGGGTTTGGACCCGTCAAAGCAGCAATAGCCATTAATGCAGATAGTGTTGCAGCGGATATTTGGGAGTTAGGAGGCGCCAAAGCTGCTGCAGAGTTCAAGTTGGCACTTAAATTAGTCAACTTAGACACAAAGATAGATATGTTTCAAAGTGATTTTTATAGTGGCCCACCAATAATAGACAAGGAATTCTTCAAACATCTTGACGCACGTATCTTACTTGAGATTAAACGGTTTAAGGAGGAGTTTAATTGAGGTGGAATCGGCAACCTTTAGCACCACCTGATACTTTATATTCTCTTTGGTACTATCCACATATTAACCGTTTTACAAACGCTGATGGTGATATCTTGCACGATTTATCAAAGTTATTTGATGTCTGGCAGCTTGATGAGTGGAAGCGGACATGTGACTATGGTATTTTGAAAGACCGTAATGGTGATTGGTGTGAATTATATTATCCATCAGAGTTTGAAGATTGGGATTTTTGTGATCATGGCAAACCATTTTATGAATTTAGTAACTGGAATTGAAAAATAATACAATGAATAAGGAGGGAAAATAATGCTTACAATTAAAAATGTAGTTATTGGAACCTTTTTGGTAGGTGTTGGGGCTGTTATAGGTTACTTTATTAGCCGAAAATTGCTCGAGGAACAATATCGTATCGAAATTGCAAAAATTAGAGCACTATACCAAGATAAGATGGACGAACTCGAGGGTATGATTGACACAATTGAATCCTCGACAGAAGAACAGGAAGATGACGAAGACGAAGACGAAGAACCTAGTGAAGAGGATTCTGATGAGGAAAAGGCATTTAACACTAGGCTCGCTGAATATCGTGGCGAGAGAAGACCCATTGCTGTTGAATACAACAAGCGACCTCTAACCACCTTTAAGCGTCTCCTCGAGTCTCAAGGGATGTCGGTTGTTGTGGCACCAAATGGCGACGAAAACCTTGGAAATCTTGATGACGAAGAGGAAGATTCTGATGTACCATCTCCTAATGACCCTGAATATGAGGAAAAACTTGACCAAATAGCCGAAGACTATGCTCGTCGCCGCACTGAAAACATGAAAAATGAAGAACCATATCTTATCGAACCCGATGAATACCGAGAAGGACCAGAGGAATACACTCATCAAACTCTATATTATTATGCTCACGACCGTACTCTGTGTGAGGATGACGATACTGAATTTGAATTAGAAGAAGAATGTGTTGGTTTTGACTATGAAGACGTGATGGATACGCAGATGACTTGTTGGGTTAGAAATGACAAAATAAGCACACTCTATGAGATTCATCGTATTGATGATTCTTATAGAAGAGCAGTTCTTAATGTATCCGAGACCCCTCGAGAGCGTGAATTTCGTCTTCAAGGCCGTAGAAAACAAGCTATGGATGACAATTTCACAATAAAAAAGCAGTAAAGGAGTAATCATGAGGATTATTCAAGAACATGCATTTATATATTCATTGTGGAATGGTAAACTCAACGTCTATGAAGGAACTATATATGGAGGGTACGCCCTTGGATATGGTTCATTTCAATCTAGAGAAAAGTCGTTTGCCGTGACTGCATTAAGACCAGGAGAAGTTTATAATGCTCTTGTTTGGTTTGAAGAAAAAGACGACAAAGCTGCTAAAAAGATTTTTATAAAGCATGAGGAATTAGCAATTTTCTTGTTACAAAGGAAAATTGACAACCACCAAAATAGGATTACATTCTTAAAGGATTAGATCGCATTAATAACACCTCCTATAATGAAAGATAATTAAAGATTATAGGAGGATATTATATGATGGGAACAGCAATAATTATTCTGTTATTTATAGCTTTAACTGTGGATTCAAAAAGGTAGAAGACTAACAAGTCTTCTATTCTTTTTGACCGCAGTTAAAACACCTCCTATAATGAGAGAAAAGGAGTAGACCTAAGACTATGCACTCGTTGGCGGATGAAGTGAAACCAATAGTGGGTCAAAGAAAGCCGGCCTTTTCTCTTCTTTATAAATTCAACATATTATTGGAAGGGGTGGTCTATATGCGGGGCAACTGCGGGCGTGCCGAAAGCGGATCTGCTGCCGTCGAGTAAACATTATTTGATATGGTTTTATAGAGTGAGAATTCTCACTCTTTCTTTTTCGATTTGTAAGGTTCGAAGGACGAGGAAAGGAGTGGCTTATTATGAGAGACGAAGAAGCAGATTATTTGACTTGGTTGGTTCGACGCATGAACGTTGTACCTAATAAGAACTATGGAATGTTATTGCGCGAGTTATATCGTTGGGAGTTTTATTCAACTATTGATCATGATGAAGATCGAGGCGCTGATGGAATTGTTTTGAGAGATACTTGGGCCGATGAAGTTGGTTATAATAGAGAGATTCATTTTGGTAATCCAAGAATTTTAGAGACTCTTGTGGGTATCAGTATGCGAATGGAGGACCGAATATTTGGTGGACCCTGGATTGATGAGTGGGATTATAAGAGAATCTTCTGGGATCTTATTAAAAACCTTGGTTTACTTGAGTATGAGGGAGTATTAACGAACTCAGACCATGAAGAAGTTGGTTACGTTTTAGATGCCTTTTTATCAAGAAACGTCACATGTGACACTTTTCCAAATATTTTCGTATTTTTGGATCCTCCTCTAAATGTGGCAAAAATGAATCTTTGGAGCCAAATGGGGATTTATGTTCGTGAAAGGTGGCCTGGGAACGATTATTTGTGACGTCAGTGACGCAAATTACGCTTTTTACACTCCTGCTATATTTATCTGTAGAAATTTTTACTATAAATTATATATATGTTATATATAAAATTCCTACAGGGTAATACCAAAACACTATAAAAATGCGTAATTTGTGAAACGGCTAATAAATTATTAGAAGGGAGGCTAATTTTGGATTTTATTAAAGTTTATACTAGAGAAGCTAAAAATAGTAGTAAAAATCGCGAAGCTGGTTCGACCGAAGTTTATATTGATTTTAAAGTGTTTAATACTAAAGATCTTATGACTCGTGGACATTCATTTTATGCAGTTTATAATCCAATTAAGAAGTTATGGTTTAGGGACGAAATGGAAGTTGTCCAACTTGTTGATGCAGAAATTATGAAAGAAGTTAATAAAATTCAAACACCAGAGAAACCTGTAATTTATGGATTAATGGAAGATTATCAATCTGGTAATTGGCAGAAGTACACATCTTATATTAAAAATATGCCAGACAATTGGAAACCACTTGATGATCATATTCATTTTGCCAACGATGAATTAACTCGTTCTTCATATGCAACGCGACGACTTCCATATGCACGTAAGGCTGGATCAATTGAATGTTATGAAAAACTTATGAACGTTATTTATTGTCCATCAGAACGAGATAAACTCGAGTGGGCTGTTGGAGCGATTTTAACTGGTGATAGTAAACATATCCAAAAATTTATTACTTTATATGGTAGTACTGGTAGTGGTAAATCCACATTTCTTAATATTGTGCAGAAGCTTGTCGAAGGTTATTATATTTCGTTTAACGCCAAAGATTTGGTTGGGCACGATGCTTTTGGAGCTGAGGTTTTCAAATCTAATCCTTTGGTCGCTATTCAGCATGATGGAGATTTATCTAAAATTGAAGATAATAGTACTCTTAAT